AAAAGCCCCCGATACTCGTCCCCGCAGCCTGTATGGCTTGCGGAACCATTTGAGTAAAGAAAGTTCCCAGACCGTTTCCCATTGTCTGGAATGCCCCTGGAATCTTATTTGTGAAGACGTCTCCAATGGCTTTTCCCGCGCTTGAAACTGTTGGAGCGACTTTGGTACTTATGAAAGTGCCAATTCCATTGCCAACCTTGCCTGCGGTATCAGGGACTGTCTTCGTGAAAAATCCACCGACAGACTTGCCGATATTATTCAGTGCTCCGCCTTTATCAGTCGAATCTGACAGGGCTTTTCCGGCAGCATTACCGCCGAGTAAAGCACCCACACCGCCGATACCTGCACCAATAAGGGCACCGGGGGCGGCTCCAACTCCACCGAATATTGCTCCGATACCGGCTCCAGTGGCGGCTCCTGCGCCAGCGCCAGCCCCAATCATTCCTAGCTTTGTTCCACCCTGGAATAACTTATCCTTCCGCGCCTTTCCGGCCGACAGCTTACTTGCATCATAGAAATCTTTCCCGGCACCAATCGCAGCGACACCGGCCGTCAGAGCACCAGCAGTCGTAGCAGAACCAGCCAAGGCGGCGCCGCCAGCTGTGGCAGCACCGGTACCAAGTTTTGTGCCAATCTTTCCGAACAGGCTTCCCGCCTTTGAAGCACCGAACCTCTGTAAAAGGCTGCCGCCAGCAGCGGCTTTCCCCGCTTCCAGCAATGGCTTATTGCCACCGGATGGCAGCGCCGGGAGCCCGCTGGTACGAGGCACTGAAACCGGAACGCTAGAGGCGCCTCCGAAAGCCTTTCCAGCTATATTAACCACGTTTGCCAAGACATTCATGGAACTGACCGTGGAAGCCGACGGCATGTTCATTCCAGGTCCACCACCTGAACTTTTCTTCCCGAATATGCCTTTGACGGAATCCAGTAAAGTTCTGCTGTTGCGGATTCCCGTTGCCACACCGCTCATGAGATTGGCCCCAAGCTTGAGCCCCAATGTCACCATAAGAGCTTTATGGCGCTCAGCGAATCCCTGAAAGGCGTTTCCGATTTTTTTCATATCGAAGCCTTTCAAAAAACCGGAAATAAAGCTCGAGCCGAGGTTAATCCCCTGCTGTTTCGCATCGCCGTCATTGAATCCGAGAATTGTAGTAATGCCGCCGGTGATCCCGGACCCGAAGCTCTGCCCGATCCCGGATAGCTTTTTCGCTATTTTTTTCTTACCGGTGCTCTCCCACCACGAAGAAAATGGCTGTGCGATGACTTCATCCCAAGCAATATGAATTTTTCCACCGATATCCGCTTTTTTGAAACGGTCGGAACTGAAAACCTTCGTCATACGATCCTCAATGTGGCCAAGCACATTAAAAACTTTTGTGCTCAGCGCAGAGCCGAAATCTTCAAGGCTTGAACCGGCTTTTTTAAGGATCGGGTCGATATCACCGAGGAACTTGTTAAATCTCGTAAGGCCATTGATTGCGCCGTTTTGTAGGCCACGCCCCCACTTTGTGATGATCCCAATGTCGAAAGTATCTTGGATTTGCGATATGAGTCCGGACGCGGTACGGTTTGCGGTCTTATCCATCATGCCATTGAATTCGCCCATACCCTTCACGATAGCATTAACGGCTTTGTCTGCTGGGATCAGGCCCTTTTCAGCCATGGCCTGAATTTGCGGTACCGTTTTCCCCATGGATTGAGCGACATATTTCCAAGCGTTGATACTGTTGTCGGTCATTTGAAGCATTTCAGCAGAGGACATTTTGCCCTTCATCTTCATCTGCCCCAGGGCAACGATTACACGCTGGATGCCCTCAGAACCGCCGCCGAGGGCCGCTTCGGCGTTTCCGATTGCGTTCAGTGTCGGGATGATCTGCTTAGCGTTGAAGCCATAAGCCAACATTTGCTGACTGTCTTTTACCAAGTCCTGCGTGCCGAAAGGCGTTTCAATAGCGAACTTCTGAATAGAGCCCATCATCTGCTGCGCCTTTGATGCGGAACCGAGCATAGTTTCAAAGCCAATGGACGCTGTAGAGAGGTTGTCCGCCAATGTTATCGGAGCCCCGATGAAAGCTTTTGCCGCCGCGCCGGTCGCCATACCGGCAATTAGGGTTTTGACCGACAACAGCTTATCCGTTATCGAGCGTACCGGTTCGGTAACTTTATCCGCTACTTTCAGCGTTGTTGTGAAAACAGAGCTTCCAAACGATTTGCAGCTGCCGCGAATCAAATCGACCGTCTTCGTTGCCTTATCGGTCGCACTCAATGTCGCACTGAATGCCCGCCGGGCAAAGGACTGGCCGCTGCTGATAGCCTGATGAATTTTTTGAGTGGCCTTATCGTTCACATCAATGGAAGGTCGGGCGCGCATCGAGCCGAATTTTTCGGTGTTCTTCTGCGCCCGCTTCACTGTTTCATCGAGTTTTGATACGTTTCGTTCTGTCTGCTTAATATCTGGCGACATTTTATCGCGTAATTTCGCAACGACGTCAATTACGACCTCGTTATTTCCACCACCCACCCACCGTCACCTCCTGCACTTACTGTTCTTTGTGTGGCAGAGCCTGAATTGTCAGTGGAATTTCACCTTTTTCAAGTGCTATATCCATTGAGGCCAACGCAAAAGCCCGCTGATTTTCGCTCCACGACATAACCTCATGCGCCGGATGCCCGGTATACAGGAATATGTAGTGGAGCTTACTCGCGAGCGGGCTGGCCTGAATCAGTTTTTTGCGTATTCCTCAGGAGTGATTTTGTTGGTATCATCTGGATAGCTAAGGCCCTGAATCTGCTGGACGATAGCTTCTTTTTCTCCAAGCGTCAGCACGGCGTCAATGACCTGTACTCCAAGGGCAATCTCAGGGAATTTTTTCTGAAGAGCGCTGATAACCAGCCGATTGTCCCAGCTTTTTGCTCGATCTTCCGCAACCGTAGCGGTATAGATGATATAGCTGTCTTCCAGGGACCCATCCGTGGACTTCTCAATCTTCGGCAGACGAGGATTCGCGGGATTGGCCATATACGTTGTCGCCGATTTGTGAGCCTGAAAGGCCTCGGCTTCCGACAGAGGGCGCACGCGGAATGTCGGCAGCACCTGCTTCCCGGCACGTTTGATCGTGATAGGAACAAACAGCGATTCATCCGTTTTATACCCTGCCGCCGATAGGAACATGGAAACGACGTCATTTTCAGCCGATGGAGTAGACACCGCAGCAGCATTAATGCCGGTCTGATCGACCGGATTATTCAAAGTTGATTCATCCATTTATTTTTCCTCCTTACGAAAATAAAGACTGATACGTCGGCAGAGAATTGCAGCGGAATTTCCATTCGCGCTTTACAATCTCACCGGGGCTCAGAGACATAATATCGATATCCCCATCGGGGATGCAGAAGTTGGAAATGACCCGTTCTTCCTGCCCGTCATAAGAGCGGTTGTATTTACCCTGAAAGTCATACCATGGGATTGCACCTTTTTTCAGTGCATCGAGCAAAGGTTTAAGCATCAAATCGTCCCGGATAATGATTTCCGTCATAGAAAGCGAAACCGTTACTCCTGTAGGAATGCCATATGAGAGAATGCTTCCGACTGGCTGCATATCCGTATTGTTAAAGCTCGAAGTGATTTTGTACGTATCGCAATTTGCAAGGGGAACCGGTGTATTGTCTCCAACTCCGACGAGAAGAAGTCCGTCTTTGCCGGTAATAACCTTACGGGGGTCGAGGCCTTCTGGTACGATTGTTTTATTAGCCATAGATTAATAATTCTCCTTTCACGCAGCTGCGCTAAAGCGGAAACGATAGTGCAGATAGATCTTCTCAAGACTGTCAATATCATCCGCGTCGATAACGAGCCACGCGCTATCGACCAGCGCTACCTTGCTCGGATCGGCATAGATCGTCGCGCCGTCCGCAAGCTTTTTCTCTCCTACCATCGCGTCAAGGACCTTCTGCGCCGTCTGGATGGCAATCGAAATCCCGTCGTTGTCGCAATTCACTTTGTCCACAAGCGGAGCAAGAGCGCGGTCAACACGGTCCATAATCTCATTCCGAGTTACAAGACGGCGAATATGCTCCCAACCTTTATCATCGTCCTTGCCGGGCTTGATGAGCGTGGTTACACCGGAATCCAATTGAACGGTTCCGTTCGCGTCCATAGAGATGGCGAGCATTCCGTGGGTGATGGCGTCCTCATAGGCGGTATTACTCAGATTTTCAATCAGAGATACCGCACCGGGGATAGCCGAATGTCCGACGCTCTGGCTAGCAGGTGTGGATGAAATCAAACCGCAAACGCGGCATACTGCTCGGTATCCGTCTATCGCTCCTGTGCTGTCATTCCAGCCACCACCGACATAAATTGTCAGCTTGTCGTTGCACTGGGCCGAACGGGCAAGACGATTTGCCCACCCGACAGACGTTGGATCTCCGAGCACACAGTAGCTCCATTTTCCAGATTGGTACACACGGTCGATGTATTCCTGCAGCAGTGATTTCACCGCATCTTCACAGGTATCAATCGTAATGGCATTGAACCTGTAGGCCTCGAAAGCATTGAAAGCATTGGAATAGTCGCTGGTAACGACCGTTGGATCAGTGCCACCCGCGAGAACCGCGCTTGACACGGCGGCAATCTCCCCGTTGCTGGCTGCGACCTTTTTCAGTGTGATGTACTGGCTGCCGGCTTCCCCGACAGTCGCAATCAGAGTGTCAATCTCGGAAGGAGAGTCGTCGCTCTTCGCTGCAAAGTCGAATGTCTCCAGGATTTCCGTCCCTTCCGTGACAATCAGCTCTTTTTGCTTACTGTCGCTCAGCTTCTGACGGACCGTAACGGAAAGATTCCTGTTACCAGGGTACCGTGCCGACACTGTCAGCACGTCGGCGGGTGTGGAGGCTGTATCTTTTAAATTAGCAGTACCGGCCGTGCCGCCGGTACCGAGCCGATACACGAAGACCTTGAATGCACCGCCGTTGAAGAGCTCCAGCGCCGCATCAACGGTCCCGCCGGTACCGTACATGGATTTCAGCTTTTCAATTTCCGATGCTGTAAACAGGTTTACCGCCTCAAGCGGCCCCCAGCTTGCATGAATCGGAACCGCACAGATGCCGTAAATGGCGCCGGTGTTGTCGGTTGTGCCGCGATTTGAGTAGCGGTTGTATACGCCCGGCCTGATTTTTTCCTCATTTTCAAGGTAAAATTGTCCCATTACGCTTTAACCTCCTTGCTCTGGTACTGCTTAATGATCGTCTGGGCTTCTTCTTTAGTGAAAGCCGTTTTCCCTGCCATTCGCAGGGCGGCCCGGACAACGTCCGGCGTCGCATCCATTGTTTTGAAAGCGGCGGCAAAGTCGTCGATAGAGTATTTACTCACCCACGAGGTCTTTGCGGGAACCGGTTTACTCCCGTAATTCGTCGTGCCGGCCCCGATCAATGATACGGAATTGCTCGTTGAATTGGAGGACGTATTTTCGACGATGGGCTTATCCGCTGTGTTTTCACTTGCCATTTTTTGGACCTCCTATCTAAATACCGATTGATTTAAGCGGCGTCCCGCCGCCCGTTGGGGCTTGAAGAACACCGTATGAACCTGTAATTGTTATCTGACCACTTTTCAAAGGGTCTGCTCCAATGTCAATCCGCATATTGCTGATGCAAAATGGGGAGCCATCCGGGAAAATGATCCGCTGCCCTTGGCATAATGCTTCGCCGAGAGTTTTTACAAGGCCGTTCCTGC